TTATTAATTATTATATATTATTACACTTTATTACTCATCATACCTTCTAAATGTTTTATATTATCCATATTATCATAATCTCCAACACAATTTAATGAATTAGGTAATACTCTTTTCTTTTTTCTCATTTCTGTAGCTATTTTTTTTTGTATATGATTTGGAAAACTATAATCAATTTGTTCTAATAAACTATCATATTCTTTTATAAATGATCGGATTTGTTCGGTATCTAATGAATCTCTTTCATTTGCCAATATATCTTCAATATGGTGACATAATTTATTCATTTTTATACCCACAACTTTAAAATTTGTTTCTTTTTCACTTAATTTAAAGTTATTTATCATTGCTAATGTTAATCCTGTTATACTATTAATTATTACATTGGGGAGTTTCATATTTTGAGGATCAAATGTACTACTATTTAATATAGCAAGTATTGTACTACTTAATATTAATGGAATATTAACCAATGATTTAATAAAAGAATATGTTTCATTTGATTTATTACAAAGTAATGCATTTACATAACTTTTATCACGATAACCTTGTAATAATTTTATTTGTGCTTTTTTTAATGAATTATCTAATGGAATTTGTATATGTGTCATTTCTACACTTATTTCTGGTATAATATCTATTGTAGGGGATATATCTTCCATTATTATTCTAAATTAATATGATATATTAATATTTAAAATATATACTCGTTAAATTTTAAATATTAATATATATTAGAAATATGAAAGGAAGAGGGAGAGGAAGAAGTAAAACTAAAGCGATTGATAATTCTAATAATGGAAATTCTTCATCTTCCGGATTAGGTGCTGGTGTTGCTGGTGGTTTTTTAGCAAGTATGTCAAGTAGTGGTGGAACTACTATATGTTCAAGTAAAGATGATACATTTTATTGTAAAATGTCTCGTGTATTAGGTATTGTTGGTATGACTATATCTTTTATTATAATATTTTTATCTTTAATTGCATTAATATATTTTGGTTATAAATATTATTACTCTAAATCTTAGACTAAAAATATTATTACTGAAAATATAAAAGCATTCAATACTATGCCTAATGTCATAGGGTTATCATTTGAATCTATTATATCATTTGTAGATGGTCTAAAAATTTTTATTATTATATCTAATATTTTATAAGAAACTTTAGTTGATAATATAATAAATATTATGAATCCATATAAAGCTGTTTTAAATTTTTTAACATGATAAATTCTTTCTTGTTCATTATAATCTACATCATTTTTATTATATCTATCCATATTATATTTGAATACTCTAATATAATTAATTAAATTAATTAATTAAATTCATTAAATAATATAATGTCATTGGATTTAATTCCGCTAATTCTATTTCATTATTTTCATTATTTTCATTATTTTCATTATTTTCATTATTTAATATTTGTCTTCTCTCCATTCTATTGAATTCATTGAAATCCATATTTAATCTAAATATATTTTGTGAATATATTAATATTGAAGCAGGCGAATCATCTATATCTAATAACCAACTTGGTAAATTTCTATTAAAAGAATTTGATATTAATCCTAATGATTTAATAAAATAACAACATAATAAATAATGGTCATTTCCATCTTTAAATAAATTAATAATCTCTTTACTAAAATTATATATATAATTTGTGTCATTTAATTCTGACATAAATTCTTCATTAAAATAAATGTTATTTGATAATTTTGAATTTTCTAAATATATATTTATTACATTTATTATATCATTATAACTTAATTCTATAAACCATAATATATTATTATAAAATCCTATCCTCTCTATATAATAAACAACATCTGTATATGCTTGTGATGGTGTAGTCCAATTAAAATCAAATATATTTGGTTTTATCTTTAAATTATTATAATTTATAAATATATTTAAATATTTTTTTATATTATCTATATTACATAATATTTCATTTGTATAAGGATTTGTATTATTATTTCTTAAATAATATTCAAATTCTATTGCATTTACAGAATATATTCTATTATTATTTGTAAATGTATATCTATTATTTATAGATATTTCATTTATATTATCAAGTGTAAAAGGGTCTAATGTATTTTCTATTATATTATTATTATATATTTTATGTATTTTATTTACTATGTTTTTTCTAAAAAATTTTTGTATCTTATTTATATTTATATTTTTAAGAATATTATTTTCTATTTTTATAAAATATGTATTATTTAATATTTTATATAAATTCTCTATTAATTCTTGTTTCTTATATTTATAATTAACTTTTATATTTATTTTACTACATAATCCATATATATCTCTGAAATTAAATAAGTAATTTATTATTTTTATAAATAAAAATTTTTTCTTCATATCACTATATATATTATTGTCGTATATATTCTGATATATTATATATATATCTTCAATGTTTAATAAATTATGATTTGCACCACACGATTCTGATAGTATATTAAATATTTCAGATTTTAATTTAATATGTTTTTTACATAATTTAATATTTAATTCTAAATTATTCTCACATTTACAATTACATTTTAAATTTTTAAATCTATACCTATATATACATATTGTATTGCATTCCATATTATTATAATAATATATTATTTATTTTTTATATATTTGCCAATATTAATATTCCTGCATTTTTATAACTATTATAATCATATATTTTGTTATTTATTTCAACATATTTTATTTTATTTATCATTACAACTTTTCCTTTATTTTTCCTTATTTTTTGATATCTTTTATACTTTAATATTTTATAATCTTGTTCAATATTATTTGTATAAGATAACTTATTTTTATCTACATTTATAGGCCAATTATAACATTTATACCCATTTTCTAATGGTTTATTCTTTTCAGAATTTATTATACAATCAAATGAACTCTTCTTTAACATATTTAAAAATTGATTTATTATATTTTCCTTATTTGTTGCTATATTTAAAATATGTTCATCTGTTGTTATTCCTTTATCCAAACTTCTTATAGTAAAATTTCTTTTTAATTGTTCCTTTGTTAATTTTATTATATACGCAAATATTTGAACATTTCTTTGATTTATTGGCAATAATTCATGAGAACATGTTCTTACTGCTCTTCCTATTACCTGATTTATTCTTACTGAATTCCAAAAATATTCCATTATTAATACACGTCTGACATTTTTTAATGATATTCCCTCTGCACCGGATTGTGTTATCATCATTATTTTAACTAATTTTCCATATAATTGTATTTTATCATTTGATTTAATTCTATCTGGTAAAGAATTATATATATTTTTATTTAATAATGAAAATTCACCATTGAATAAATTCATTAAAATATTTGTTTTCTCACGATCATTATTAAATATAACATATCTTTTATTATCATATTTCTCATCAAATATTGATAAATTCTCTATTTTATATTCACCTTCTGATTTTATTATTATAATCTCTTTATATTCTTCTTTATTCAATACATTTGAAAATATACCAAGACCTTCTATTGTTCTGAATTGTGAATATATTAATATTGAACCAGGTGAATCATCTATATCCTCTAACATCTTCGCATATTTTGGACTATATTTATTTAATAAATTCTCTCTTGATAAATAATTACCATCTACTAATTCTTTCATTGCCGCATTTAATGTATTCTCATACTCTATTTGTACTTTATTTTTATCTATCTTCTTATCATCTTCGTCCTCTTCATTATCATCATTTGTAAAATCTATTTCCTTCTTTAATTGTTTTTTTATATCTTGTGGAAATAATCTTTTTATATTTTCAGGAAAACTAAAATTACATACCATTCTACTAAATGCTCTATATACAGATGATTTTGATGTAAATAAATCCCCTCCTCGCATTTTATTTGCATTATCCATTGCCCTTTCTTTTGCTCTTACTTCATCATATACATTTAATTGATGGTCTGTCATATTTAAATATTGTATTTTAATTGGTGATTGTTTTGGAAAAAATTCACTCCCAGTTGTTTTATAATAACTTAATGTTCCCAATATACGTCTTTCGAATAAATCTTCGTTTTTTATTTCTGGTTGTTCCTCGTTTGTATTATCTATAAATAAACTATCAAAACCTTCTTTGTCATTTGGTAATGAATAATAATGTACCTTATTTATTTTAACACCAATACGTAGATTTTCAATATTATTTAAACTTTTTATTATATCATCCAATATTTTTGATGTTGTATATTTCCATGAACTTTTTATTAATTTAATATCACTATTGATTTTTCTTATATAATTATTTGGTAATAAAGCTATTGATATTGTTTTATCAATTCCATTATAATATATATAATCTATATATTTCATATATTCACTATTTTGTAAATGTTCTTTTAACATTTCATTTGTTGGTTCTATTGATTTTGTTAATAATTTTAAATTATATATACACATTGGTCCCCTTATTAAATTTATTAATGTTGCTATCTCATATGGATTATTTATTATTGGTGTACCTGATAATAAAACCATTTTACAATTTTCTGCTTGCATTAAATTATTATAAATTGCACGTGATAATCGTGAACCATTTACTATTCTACTTATTAAATTATGTATTTCATCTATTATTACAAATGAATTATCAAATACATTACTTCCCATCTCGGTTATCATCTTTTGTGTTAATCCATTATAACTTATAAATGTATATCGGTTTTTTATTATATGTAATATTGTTTCATCTATTAATTTTTTATCAGTTTCTGATACTTTTTTATAATTTATTTTTTCTACAACAATTTTTACATTTTCTATATCATTATTATATAATGGTATCCATACCATTTGCTCCTTTATTATTTTACTCGTTATTCCATATGTCTTTAATTTATCATATAATTCGGTTGATTTATTTTTACTATCTATCTTTATTTTTGTCCATGATTTTTTCATATTTAATCCAAGTGTTGATATCTTTAATAACTCATTCTCATAATTTTTCGCAAGAGATGCTGGTGTTAATACAAATATTTTTCTCTTTTCTATAAATCCTTCAGCAGCTGCTATTGATGCTGCCGATTTTCCAGAACCAAGTTCATGATATGCTAATATTCCTCTATATGGACTATCAAATTGTATATAATCTCTTAATATTCTTTGATGTGGAAATAAACTAATTGTATTATGATTTTCTTCACATATATCATCATTACATACACAACCCTTGATTTTGTCTTTTGTTGGATATTTTTCTCGGTTAAATGTTTTATATATTTCATCATTAAATCCTATTCTATTTGTTAATATCCATTCTTTGGGTGATACCTCTATATTCATCTCTAATTATATAATAGATAGTTTATATAAAAAAAAATTAAATTATATTATAATTTAAATTAAATATATTATAATTACAAATTATATGCCACATTAAACCACTTCTTTTTATAATTTTTATTAAAAACATATTTAATAATAATTCTTCATTTATTGTATTATATTTACTATTTATATAATTTTTTGATATATGTTTTAGCAATTTATAAACAATCTTATATCATATAATAATTTACTAAATCTTATGGAAAATTTTTAGGAATTATCATTTAATATATTTGATATTTATCAAATATATTTTTATATAATTTACCGATGAATATTATTATAAATTATTTTTACTATTTAATCATATCATTTGATATATTTATTAATATATCTATTGGTGTTTTTTCTGATATTTCATATATCTCTTTAATCCAAAGTTCTCTTCTAATACACGATAATCTATTTCCTGACATTATTAAATCTAATATTCCTTCATAATCATTATCTAATTCATTTATAAAGTTATAAGCATTTAATTCATACCATTTATATAGTAATTTATAATATATTTTTGACAATTCGCATTCGTCATAATATATCATTTTACTTTTTTTTATATAATATTCTGGACACTTTATAAGTTTTTTGATTATTACAAATTTTGCATTTTTTATAATATCACACAATAAATAACTTGATTGTGGATAAATAATTTTAGAATAACATTTATCTAAAATATCATCAGGTAGATTATCATAAATGTGTTTTTTATCATATGACATTAAAACTTTTGCCTTTCCTTCGTGATTTTTTTATTTCTTTTTAAAATTATAATAAATTAATAATATCAATTTTTTATTTATTTATAATTATTTTATATTTTTTTTATTATAAGCATATTCAATATAATTTTCATAATTTATTTTCTTTACTTTTTTATAGCTTTTTCAAGTTGTTCTTTTAATTCATTAAATTTCAATACTTTTGTATTTAACTTTAATGTATGTTTTATTTGGTTAAACCACATTTCAATAGCATTGGTTTTTGGTGTATATGGAAATAAAATGTATTATAATTTTAATAAATTTAAAAAAAATGATTGTATATTTTATATTAAATATTACCCAGAAATATGGGAGGAAAAAAAAAAATATTTATTACAAAAAGGACAAAAGTATAATATATACAGAAGACAAATGTGTCAAGAATCTTAATTAAATATAATTAAGATGAATCGCTGTTATATTGTATTTCCATAGTAGTTTTAAATATGAATTGGTTTTCCAGGGATACAATTTTATTGTTGAAATTTTTTTTTATTTTCATAAAACTAAAAAAATAGATAAAATAAAACATCTTGTATATTCTATAATAATTCTTTATTAACTTTTATAAAGTGATAATCATCTTTAATATTGTAATAATTTAAAATAATTAAATATGCTAAATCCTGATATGTTGATTTTGCTGGTTTTTTCCAATCAATATAATAGTCTTCGTTATATTTATTTTTGTATAGGGCAAGAGCAATCATAAAATTATATTCGCATACAATATTAACATTAGAATACGTATTGTCCTCTTCTTCTATAAAAATTAATCTATAAATTATATCTTTTAAGTTGTAATTGCTATAAGGAGTGATTAATTCTTTGTCTTTTTTTATATATTGGATTATATCCAACATGTTATCACCTGAAATATCATTCGATTTTATTAAGGCGTTTTTTGTATATTCCATTCTAATATATATAATATATTATCATATATAGTTAATCAATTTTTATTATTTTTATTATTAAAAATATATTTATATAATTATCAAAAGTATATTTAAATTTAAAGTAATTATTTTTATCTACTCTAATTTCAATTGTCTTAAAATTACTACCATATTCATTTATCAGTAGTTTATAATACCGAATATTATTAAAACCATATTAAAACCATATAAAAAACCTGTTTAAAAACCTGTTTAAAAACCTCTTTAAAAACCTGTTTAAAAACCTGTTTAAAAACCTGTTTAAAAACCTATAAAAACCTGTTTAAAAACCTATAAAAACCTGTTTAAAAC